TTTTGTTTACTGCCCTACCGACAATGGCGCAGCCGGGGCTTTGGGGAGCCGGCTGTCCAAAGGGCTTACCAAAGTTGCCACCACGTTATCCGAAACCCTTCCGTCCGAAAGCCGCGTCCGGACTTTGTAGGAGTGCGAAGCCCCGAAAGTGTTTTCGATCAGGGGGATCCTCACTTGGCCCGTTACCACGGTCGGGAATCCAAGCGCCAGGATATTCCCGTCTACCCAGGCATCATACGTCACGGTGAATTGAGGCTCGATCGCCGTGTTGTCGGTGTACGTTTTCACCGGATCCAGCCGAAGGAAGAACGACTCCGCGTTCGTCCCAAAGAACACGACCACCAGCGCGAGAAGAATAAACAGCTTTTTCATAGTACCTCCATGTCCCAGGAATTGATGACGCTCCGCTCGAGGAAGTCCAGCGTCCGGGAAGTCCATCCCGCCAGATACTTGAGAGACACCGGGCGCTTCTTCACCGCTCTTATGTAATATCGAATCCGCAGGAGGGCGTACTCCACCGCTTGCCGATTCGGGATTTTGTGCTCCGCGCTGAACATGAGAAACCCCTTGGCCGCGGAAGGCCCGGGGTTGACGCACGAATCGAAGTGGATCCAATCCACGGGCGAAGGGAGATCGTCGCATCCGTTGGCAACCCACAATTTATGATAGAACAGCTCCGCTTGGGGCCAGGACGGGGGATTGCCGTTCACCCACATTTCCGGATGGTAATGACGGGAGATCCCATACTGCGTTTCGCCCCCAGGATCGTCCGGATCGTTGTCTGCAAAACCCTCCCAGCCCCGAAGATTCGTGAGTGCCGATTGAAACGTCTCTCTCATTTGTTTTTCTCCGCGGCCGCGTTGGCTTTTTCTACCTTCTCCTTGAACAGCTCTTTTTCCGGGTCATCGTCATCCATCGCGTCATAGTGCTTGTCGATTGCCGTCCAGAACACATCGGCAACTTCCGCGCGCTCCTTCGGGCTCATCACCTTCCAAACCCGGATCTTCTCATTGACCGTCCTCCGGTTGAACCTCGAGGACAGCCAGGTAGTTTCGGCTTCCTTCTCGATCAGCTCGAGCTTGTTTTCCGGGAGCTTGTCGAGGGCTTCCTTCATGTCATTCGGGAATTCCTCGTACTTCTTCCCCAAGCGGAGCAACCGGAGCGTCCGGGCCCGGAGCTTCGCGTAATCGGCTTCATCTTGTGTAGATCCCCCCAGCGGCCGGCGCGCTTGGCCCATTTCCCCCATGAGCTTTTCCGCTTCCGTCCGGGTGTATGCCGCGGTTGCCGGCATGATCCCCACCAGGGGCGCGACCGTCTTGAGGGGAGATTTCGCCGCTTCCTTCCAGCCCCCCTCGCGCTCTATAACCTTCGCCGTTCCCCTCATCCAGAAGGGAACGAAAGCCTTCGCGCGATGCTTCATGTCCGACACTTGCTGGGCGAACCAATTATCTTCGGGATTCGCAATCTGCGTTCCGTAATAATCAGTTCCTCGCCGGATCTCGAGCTCCACCGACAGGGCGGGATGAATCTTGGCAACCGCGGTATGCTTCGGCTTCTTGTACCAAGCATACACATCTTTCATGTAGGTCGGGAGCAAGAATCGCGTGGGTTTTCCGTATTCGTCCACGCCGCCATCCCGGAAAGCCCAATAATCCATTCCTTCGGGCTTTTCCCCCGTGAAAGCGTAGGTCAGGAGTCCATTCGCCAGGGCCGTTGTGAGCAACAAGGAGAGCGTATAGGCAACGCGATCAGGGATGTTTTTCGGCGCCTCCCCGGTTGTATACCACTCCTTCACGAATCGAACCGTGTCGGGGATGGATCCCCCAACTTCCGCGATCGTGCCACCCGTCCAGCCCGGGGCCCGGATGAGCCCCTGCATGATGTTCTTTGCCGTATTGTTCATAAATAGCCGGTTGTACGCCACCTGGCCGAGTCTCGCATCGACACGGTTCCAGGCTTGACGGAATAGCGGCCGAAGTTCGCTCAACGGCTTCCCGGGGTTCTGTTCGATGATCCTCCCGGCGAGCTCCGCGAACACCCCGGCCTTCTGCCGCGGGACCAGCCACTCCATGATCGGCTTCGCTCCCAGCTCCAAGAGAGAGATCGGGGACCGGAGGACCGCCCGGACTTTGTGTTCCGAATACCAATCCTGGATCATCTTTTCGGTCTGTTCCGTCCTCAAGCCTTGCTCGAGCTTGAAATTCGCGCCGGCGAGCTCCGCGGCCTCCGCGATCTGCGCGAGCTTCGCCCCCTGGGTCCCCGGCTGGTCCCACTCTTTCAAGAGCTTCGATCCCAGGCGCGCGGTAGATCCCATCGCCTTCGGCCAATGCCCGAGGGTATGCGCGAGCTGGGCGCCCGTCCGGTTCCCCAGGGACACCCCCCATATATCCTTGAGGACGTTCGCTCCCGCGGATATCTGCACTTCGAAGGATGTAAACCCGCCGTGGAATCCGCTGAAAACGCCCAACTGCGTTTGGTTCAGCGTGTTCGCGCTGGCCATGACACCCTTCCAAAGCAACCCGAAATAGGGATTGTTGTACATGGACCGCGAAAGGTAATTGTTGAGCACATCGGCAACGGCTTCCGTCGCCACGCGATGCCCGATCAGCGGGAATCCAGGGAGCCCCTTCTCGTTCTCGAGTCTCGTCAGGGTCAGCCCGGGCTTGACCGCGGTAAATGCCTTGAGCTCTGGCATCTCGCGGAGAAATTTATCGAAGCTCTCGTATACCGTGGGCGCTACGTCCCTGAATCGCTCCGGGGCATGGATGTACGCTTCGAGAAGGTGGGCCATCTGTTCGACCTTCTTCCGGACGTATGCCTTGTGGCTCGAGCTCGCCGGCTGGCCCTCCCATTTCAGGTCGGACAGGGCCCGGAGCTCCTTCATAATCAAGCCGCGCTGCTTCTGCGAAGCGGCTTTTGTCGGCTTGCCTTTTGCTCCCAGCCCTTCCGCTTGCAGAACGATCTTGTCCCAAAGGTCGTACTTGAAATCGAGCTGGTGACTGATCTCATGCGCCAGGACGGTTATCTCCGTGGCGAACTGCGTAACGATCTCTTTGGTCCCCCGCATCGCCCAGCCCAGGGCGCCGCGGCCGGCGTTGATCTTCCGTTCGTGCTTGATCCCCAGGGACTCCGCAATCTTGAGAAGCCCGTCGTACAGGTGTTGGTCGATGTATTCCTCTACCGCAACGTGCGGGGGCCCAAAGACCGTTCCATACTTGTCATCAATCTTCTTGAAGCCTTCGGGCATTTCCTTGAAGATGCTTTTGAAGCGGATCAGGCCCCGGCCCTCGAGTTCCCGGAGGGTTTCGTTTGCCATGATCGAGCGATCCATTTCGTTCAATTTCAGGAGTACCAGGTCGATCGGGTTATTCGAAATCGGCTCGAGGCCGGCATCGATCCCGTCCATGATGTCCTGGAACACCTTTTCCTTCCGGAACTGTTCGCCACCCTTGAAGGGTCGTTTCGATAGGAAGGCCGTCGCCGCGGTCTTGTCTTTCCACATTCCCGGGAAGTAATTCTCCCGGACCTTCGCCATCGGCGCGCCGGCCGCTGCCAGCCGCTTGATCCGGTTCTGGAACAGCGCGGTTGCCTTGTCAGCGATCTTCTGCATTTCAGGCGTCATCGTCCGTCCAACGGACATATCGGACATGAATTTCACGCCGGTATTGTTTTTCAGAGGGATTTTTTCGTTATTCACCCCCAGCTTGTCGAACATCCTCCGGTCTTTTTTCAGGACGTTTACCGCCATCGACGCCGCGCGGTTCATCCGTCCTACCTTGCTGGATATGATCTCGGCCGCGGTCAAATGCTTCGCGGAGATCCCGGTCGGGAACAGAAGCCGTTTCACCCCCAGCCGGATATGATCCCCGGCTTCCACCATCGCCACAAGGAAATCAAGATTTACGGCTCCCCGCTCATTGTCCAGGATCCCCGGCTTTTTCGGAGGGCCGAATAGCCCACCCTGGGGCGGGGGCGCTGGCGCTGGCTTCTCGGGGAGCTTGATCTTGGCGCGCTCGCCCGGGAACAGTTCGGATTGCTCGCCGGCTACCTCGGGGATCAGCGGCGCCTCGGCCGTGGGAGCTTCTTCCGTCTCGAGCTTGAACGGCTGGCCCTTCTCTTTTGCAAGGGCATCGCTCATTTCATTCGTCGTTTTTCCCTCTGCCAGCCCCTCCGCAAATCGTTTCGCCTTTCCTGGGCCGTCTGATCCGTGGAAAATTCCCACAAGATTTCCGTCTCTCAACACGGCCGTTCCACCAGCGGGACTTGGACCGATCGTTAGTTTTCTACCATCAGGAGTCTCGCCGGCGTTTTCGGTAGAAGGATCTTTCGCCACCATCTTTTCAGCTTGTGCCTTGCTGATGATCTTTTTATCCTTCGGCACTTCCTCGAGCTCTCCTTGCCCTTCGGCCTGGATCGCCGCGCGTTCTTCATCCAGCTCTTTCTGCAAATCGGCTTTCCGTTCCGTTTCCGCTTTTGCCGCTGCTTTTGTTTCGGCTTCTCGCTTTTCCTTCCCTTGCTCGAATTCGGCCGCGAGCTTTTCCTCATCAACGGACTTGACGCCAGCCCCAGCGCCCTTCTTGTTCTCGAGTAGGAGGTCGAACAGATCCCCGATGCCGGCATCGGCCGGTAGGGTCCCATCCTGGGCGAACGTCTGTATCCAGGCGTCCCAGCCCATCGCCTTCGCGTAGCCCTTCGGATTCTTGTCCGGGCGCCGGAACAGCATTTGGAGGGCCGTCGCTTTGTTCCCGCCTTCCTTGCGGCTGGCATAGGTCCGTATCTCCCCGGCGATCGCATCATTCCATTTGATCCCGCCACCCTTCCGGACCCGGGCGATCGGGGTTTGATTCATGGCCTTCTGTTTTGCGGAAACCTTTTCCTTCCGGACTTCCTCAAACTTCTGGCCGGGAGTCGATTTAATCCCACCGGCCGCTTCGGCTTCGGCCTTTGTCTTGTATTCGATCGGAGGCTCACCTTTCCACCGTCCGAATTGATCCTGTAACCAATAATTCGGAACCTTGTCGGCCTCTCCCTTGTGTCTTACAACCTTCCATTCCGGTATCTGGACTCCCTCTCCTGGGCGAATATCTTTCTCGAGTACATGGCCTTCCGTCGTATAGACCATCGGCCCCTTGTCGTGCCAGGATTGAACCTTGTCTACGATGACCGCAGGGATCCACTTCCCGTTCTTTTGAACCTCTACGTTGTCGTACAGCTTATAATCTTCGAATTTTTTGCTGACCGCTTTTGGCGTCTCTACCGCCTGGATTGAAGCGGGAGGGGGCGCCGGGGGATTCTTCTTCTCCCAAACGGCCTTGTTCCGGGCGATTCCCTGCTCGAGTGATTCCCCGGGCTTGAGATTGATGTTCCCGATCCCTGGTCCCCCCTCGAACATGGGGACCGGAGCCATGCCACCGCCCATATCCCACATTTGAACAAACTTGACTCCCAGCCGGTCGGCCTCGGCTTTGTAAAATTCCGGGGTCCCTGGCGCCGCTGTGGGGGCCGCTGGGGCTTCGGGCGCCAAAATAGGGGAAGGGGGCGCCTCCTGGGGCGCGGCCGCTACAGGGGTCGCTGGGGGCGCTGGCGGGGGTAAATTCGACGGTGGAGCGACCCAAGCTTGGCCAGGACGGCCCTTGACGGGCAGATTCGGGTTGATGACCGTCCCAGGGCGTCCCCCGGTCGCTTGGTTCCAGATCCCCACCCCGGACCCCTCGGGGAGAGCTCGAGAGGGGGGCGTCGGCCAGGTTTCTTGAAAGTCCACCCCGGGCTTGATCGGGAATTTCGCCGGCATGGGGGTAGGTAGCGGCCCCCCGGGAGTCAATTCAGGGGGGCCCGGAGGCGGTACAGGCCCCGGAGGAAGGCCGGGAGTCGGTTCAGGACCGGGGGCAGGGCCCAGCTTCGCCGGTCCTTTGGCTCGAACCGTGCCGGCATACCGCGGAGATTCCGCTCCCAACACCTTTCCCAGCCAATTCGGGTCCTGGAAGGCGATCCCATACCGATCCCCGGTCTGCCAAACGGCCGTGACTATATCGGCCGCGGTTTGCGGGGAAAGCCTCCCGCCATCAACTTCTTCCCTCAATACCTCGCCCAGCGGCCGCACTTTGGGGTCGTTGTAGAGCCGATCGGGCCCAAGGGCTTTCAGGACGCTCGGCTTGACGAAATGCCACGCCGTAGGACCGCCGATCGCCAGGATGTTCGTCCCGGCTTCCACCAGCGGAGTATATTTTTCATCGACTCCAAGAGCCTCCGCGCTTTGAGCCACTACCCCACCCGGGGGGATCATCGCGCCTACCGCGGTCATCTGCCGCGCCTGGGCCGCTTTCGTTTCTTCGGACAGAAGCGGCTGGACCGCGGCCGTGGGAGACAAAGCGGCGGTCGTTGCCTCGATCGTCTTTCCCGCCTTCTCCAAGCCGCCGCCCGTAGCCAACTCCGTGATCCCGGTCAAGCCGGCGATCGTGGACGCAAGGAGATCCCCCGGGAAAGCGGCCGCAGAAACTCCCGCGGCCTTCACTTCCGCGAAAGACGTTGGCGCCGGCATACCCCAAGCAAGGTCCGGATCTCCCGGAGCTTCCGCTCCCGGCGCGAGGGGAGGGGCTACGATATTTGATACATCTACTTCGCCGGCCGCGGTTTTGTTGATCGCCTTGACCGCGCTTCGAGCTGCATCCCAGGCATTCAGGGCGAGCTCACCAGCGCGATCGAGGACCCCCGGATCGTAGGGCTTGCCCCCGGCTTTGAGGGCCTGTTCGTATGGGGTTTCCGCTACAGCAACCCCACCAGCCTTCAAAGCATCATCGTAGGCGCTCATTTCACGCGATCCCCAACGGCGTTGAATTCCCAAACCTCGCCATTCGGCATTTTGACCCGCTTGTTGCCGGCCGGCGCCGCTCCCGCCGCTCCCGGGCGCAAGCTGGATGTTTTCTTCTTCGCCGCCGCGGTCTGGACGGCCGCGGGAGGAAAGAGCTCTTGCGCGCGCTTTGCGATATCAGCTACGGACGGTTCTTTCCCCTTGTTCGCCTCATCCTGGCGCCAGGATTTCTCCGCAAGCGCCATTCTCTCCGCGAGGCTCGTCGGCTTGCCGCCCTTCGCGCCGGCCGGGGGCGTCTTGGTCTTTCCCATGCCGTGAAATTGAGCGATCGGCTTGCCGTCCCGGATGACCGTCACGGTTCCATCGTCGCTCGTTGTGAATTTATCTGGCGAGGGACGGTTGAGATTCCCCAGCCCGTATTCCTTGAATTGGTTCCCGGTGATTCCTTTTCCCTTGAGCTCCGGTTTCCCCATCGAGTCCCAAACGGCATCCGGGACAGGCGCCCGGAGAAGATCCGCGTTCTCCTTGAGTGTTTCCTTGTACGCCGTGGTCGCCTCTCGTTGAAGTTCCAGCGTATCGGCGTTCTGTTTCCTCGTTTCGGCCGTGTCCCTGTAATACTGCGCGCGATCGAGGTTCGCCTGTCTGCGATCCTCCTGGGTGATTTTATGTTCTTCCGCGGTCTGCGTCATGAGATCCGCTTTCCGCTTATCCTCGAGCGCCTTCTCGTAGATCGACAAGCCCCCCAAACCGGCTCTCCCCATGATCTCCGTATTTGTATAGGGGACCGTTCGGGGAGGGGTTGCCATCATCGTAAGCCCAGCTCCAAGGAGCCCCATTTTCGCCGGCTGGGAAAGATTCTGGACGCCTTCGCCTACAGCTTTTACTCCCGACTTGAGACTGTCAATGATCGTTGCTCCTGGCGCGCTGGGGGGTGCCACTTCTGTTCCCGGATCCGCGGGAGGGGTGTCCGTAGCAGGAAAGGCCGTGGGTGCATTGAGCGCCGGGGGTTGACTCAACGGTTCCGCTGCGGGAGCTGGGGGCAACGGCTGGCCGGCTTCGTCCAGAAACTTCCGCGCGCCGGTGAAGCTCGTATTCCCTTCGATCCGCGGCCTGACCGCGATGTTATACCAATCTTGAAAAAGATTCGGTTTCGTAACCCCAGCGATTGCGTTAGGCATGATACCCCTCCCCCTTCTACCCGAATAATGCGCCGGCGATCCCACCCACGACAAATCCGATCGCCGTTCCCCACGGCCCAAAATACGACCCAATCATCGCGCCTGTCATCGCCCCGCCAACGGCTCCCATTACCTTGTTCGATTTCGGATCGGTCGAGGTTGTGGTCTGTTGGCTTCCCGTGAGGGCCCGGAGCATATTCCCGAAAATCTCGAGGTTCGCCACGGACATTTCTTGCTGTTCGATAAAAAGTTTGTGATTCAGAACGTAGGAGTTTTGGAGATATTCCCGGTTCGCAAGCCCCGCCTTCCGAAGCGTCTCCGCGTCGATGACGGGATGCTTCCCCATTTCCACGCCGTAGGAAAGAGCATGATCGAGGAACACCCGCTCCTTCGAATAATTGTCGGCATAGACCGCCGCGCTGACCCGGGCGTTGAACAGGGCGGGGTACGCCGCAGCGAGGGCTTGCGCGAGGAAGGTTCCATCCGGATCCCCGACGTACCGTGCTTTCTTCCCGATCCTCGAGCTCACCGATGCGAAGTCGGTTGTGGAATTTCCCGTGACAAGCGCGAGAGCGTCGATGAATTCCTGCTTCGTCCCGGCGAGGCGGTTCCCCTGAATCACATCGAGGATGAAAGCCGTCGCCTTCGAGATCACTTCATCGCCCCCGGCGCCACGGATTGCAAGCGCCTGGATCCCGTCAGCCTCGTTCTGTGGCTGCGCCGCGACGATCGACCCGCTATAGGCCACAAGCGCCGGCTGATTCCAGAGGTCGTAGGCCATCTGCCCGTACTGCTTCACATAATCTTGGGCCCAGGTCGGGACGGCAACGACGGTATTGGTGGACATTCTATTGTCCTATCATTTCGGGATTATTCCGATCAAATCCCATATTTTCGGCCGAATATGCCTTCACCGCGGCTTGAGCCCCCGCCGCCGTGGGGTTGCTGTATGGGTTACGCGAAGTTCCGGAGTACATCGAATAGAGGGACAGCCCCGTGATCGCAAAGCCGGCAATCTGAGAAATAGCTGACGGCTTGTGGTATTGAACGGTCTGCGTCCTTGAAGTCGAAAGGATTGACTTGACCGCGTTCCCGAGAATGTCGAGGTTCCGAATCGGGAGGATCTGCACTTCGTTGTAATGATCCCAAGCGTCGGTAAGCGCCCCCTGGTTGTACTCTCGCTCGTAGGCGCCGGCCTGACGCAGCATCTCTCCGTCCCGGATACATTGAAGCCCGTATGGGGTCGCGTGAGCCATCCCCTGGTGCATGAGCTGGCGCTCCTGAATATAATCCTCGTAGAACATGAGGGCGATTTCGTTGATCTTCGCCATCATCCGTTTCGCCGCTTTCGCTTCCTCGATATTGTGGTCGCTACCCCCGAAGGAAAAAACGTGCTGGTGCTGAATGATCGGCATGACCGAATCATCGAATTCCTCGAGAAGCGCCTCGATCCTTTTCCCGTAATGTGCCGCGATCTTGGAATTCGTGTTGAGCTTCAAGCCGTCGTACAGGTCCCGGAGATAATCCTTCCCGTAGGCTTCGATCGCCGCTCCCGTGGTCCCCCGGAGGGCAAGCGCCGCGATCCCTGCAAGCTCGTTCGCGTTCTGCTCCGCATAGGTCGGATCGGTATACTCCGTGAAATTCCCCGGGGATCCCGCCATGTCCATAGCCGATTGGATGTAAGCCGTCGCCCAGGACTGAATGTTCGGGATGTACGTCGGCAGGAGGTTCGTCATCGTCACCATGTCTTGCGAACCGCCCCCGCCGCCGCCTTCGCAAGCGAACCGATCCTCAAACCGATCCCGCCTCGAGGGGGATTCCTCGAGAAACGCGAACAGCTTACGATGCGATCCGCACAGGAACATGGGCTACTCCTTGTTGAGCTGCTTCCGGTAATTCGAGTATGTTTCGACGTATCCGAGGGCAGAAAACGCGATCCCGTTTCCGTGCGCCGTGGACAGGGAAATATACGGGGATCCCATCTTCTTTGCCTCTGCCTCGAGATATTCGAGGCCGTTTTTCATCATGTTCGACCCACGGAATTCCGGCATGATGTAGACCGCGAAGATATGAAATCCCGCGTTCCGGAGGGGTTCGATCACCGAGAAGCCCACAAAATCCTTTGCCGGCTCCATCAGCTTCTTGGCGAACGTCTCCTGGAACTGTTCCGGCTTGATCCCCGTCCGATCGGCGTACCCCAGGTGGAGCTGCTTCGCGCCGTAGAGGATATCGTTCATCACTTGATACGCCGTGAATTCCCCGAGAGACGCCTCCGCGAGTTCCTTGATCCCCGGGAGGATCACGGGCGCCACGGCGTTCAGGAGAAACTGATTCTGGCAGGGAAGAAGCCCCAGGATGAGCTGCGCGTTCCCCTGTCCCGGATCGACCTTCGGCGTCATTTGCAGCACGTTTCCGCTGTTCATCTTGTCCCCCTGAGTTCGTAGTTTATGGTGTAGCCCGACAACATCCAAGGTGTATCTTTCTGATTCGAGTAGAACCGCACACGGACCCATTTCCCTTCCTTCCGGAAGCCGCTGAAATCGACCTTCTCCGACGAGCCGATCGTGAAGGCCCCGGGATCCGACCATTTGATATCGTCGGCCAGCCGGTTCCGGACGCCCACCTGTACGAGTAATTCGCAAACGGTGGTCTGTTCCTTGAGGTCCGGTATCACTTCCGCGATCACCTTCATTCTGTTCGGATGATCGAAGCTCATATCCCCGGACTCGAGCCGGCCGTCGATCGCCTGGTACGCCGAGGCCGAGAAATCGTTGTCGCCGTAATCGAGGCGCAGAAGATCGCCGTTTGCATTTCCCACGATTTCGGCCGGCATCGCCGTTGTGCCCGAATCGGCGTGACAGGAGAAATTCACATCGAGGATCGTCCAATTCTTCAATTCCTCGTTGTAGACGAAAGCGGTATCCGGGACCGTGCTCGAGCCCATCGGGACGCAGAACCACACTTCCCCGGTGGACAGCATCGGGAAGGCGAAAGCCGTCGCCATGGCGCTCACGTTGACGCCCTTGAACAGCTCGTCCCTGATCGGAAGGCCGATATCCTCCGTGAGCTGCCCGGAGGTCCGATGGATGTCCCGCTTCCCGATGAAATAGACATGGCCCCGTAGACGGCAAGCCGCCCTGGGCCCCATGATTTCCGCTTCCTGGTCGATCATGCGAAACTGCTTCGTGACCTGGGAGAAGTCGGAAACCCATATCCCTCGCTCCGTAAAATAGAAGATCCTCTCGCCGTGGGTGACTTGCGCGATGATGTTCGCCAGCGCGGAGGCGATCGTGTTGTAATCAATGATATCGAAGTATCCGGCTTTCCCGTCCGTTCCGATCGTCCAATTCTCCGGGTTCCCGGGCTCACACCATCGGGTGCGGCCCGTGTAGGCGTACCCTCCCTCGCTGATGTTCGACACGACGAGCCGATGGAGGACACTCGAGATCCGCTTCGCGTACGTCGGCGCTCCGGAAAGCGGCGTTAGGATCGTGTTGTACGCGGCCCACTTCCAGATGGCGTTCTTCCCGTTCGACAGGATCGGAAGGCCGGATACCAGGGCAAACTGCCATAAGTCCGAGGCGCCGCCCGTGGGCGTGATCGCCGGCGTAATGTCCGAGGCCGCGCTGAAATCGGCATTGAAGGCGAACACCTGGGTATCGCAGCAAACGATCGTCCTCACCGCGCCGTCCGTACCTATGAACGTGAAGGCGTCCCGGATCGGCAGGGCCCCGTCTGCGGTTGTCAGGTACGTTTTCCCGAGGGCCTTTCCCGCGTATCCCGGAGTGAAGCGCACATTCCGGCCGATCGACCAAATCACCTTCGAGGTCGGAAGTTGCGGGACGAGCCCCTTGTCGGTGTCTCTGACGGTATGCGTCTCGACGCTCATGGGCGCTCCTGGACGTTCATCCGGAAGATTTTTTCGTAGACGTACCCCGCAGTAGTGGTCCCCTGGACCCGGACAAGGTACGTCTCTCCATCGTCTCCAACAGCTACCCGGACTCCCGCCTTCGGGGAGATCACTTCGAGGAAGGGAACGACCGTGGCCGAAACGTCGGTCCCGTCCGATTCCTTCGTCCCCACTCCCACGACGGACGCCAGCGTATCTCCCGCCTCAAGGCGCCTGGTGAAATCGAGATCGAACGAGAAGGTATCGGACGGTTGCTTGTCGAAGGAGTCCGTCACGACGGACTGAATCATCAAAAGGAGGTCCCGCTGGTATCGGTTCCCCTTGCTGGTGAAGATCACGCATTGGATATTGTGCTCGTCGCCTTCCGTGCCAGCCTTCAAGACCACGACCACATCCGAATCGACGGTCGCCTCGCTGTCGATGATCGTCGCCGCGCTCGAAACCCCCGTGGCCGCGGAGACGCAAGTAACCGTCCTTGTGGAGATCGTTTCCCCCGTGATTAGATCCACGGCGAAATTGAATTTGATCGGGAATCGCTCGATCGGTGACTTGATTATGGTGTCCAATTATGCCACCCCATTACACAATTTCGTTACACATTGGCCATTGTCACCGAGCCGGTGAAAAACATAAACGTATGGATAGGCAAAATGGCAATCTGATACTTGTAAATTAACGCCACCATCTATTACAATGCTTTTCGTCCCATAGACAATAACCGATGGATTATACAGTAACTTGCTTATATAAACCCTTTTCCCGTCCTCACCTTTTCCGTAAACCATGATACTATGATTTGTTTTATGATATAATCCCCAATTGTAAGACGTTACACTTCCGGCTATTATTGATTGGACGATTGCACTTGATTCCGCGTCAGTTACACAATTCCAAGCGACAAAACATCTATCGGTAGCAGAATTGGCAAATCTAAACCTCCAATCAGAGAGAGTTTTAACTTGCGTTGGAGTGCCACCACCATATATATCAATAAAACTCGGAGACACCGGAGCCGGATTTGTTATTACAAGAGATACCATATCAATTGCTTTCCAGGCAGATCCTATATATAAAAAATTTCCTCCGCTGGACAATGGACTATAAAATCCCGTACCTGTTGATCCTGCTTCCATTCCGGCCAAGTCTCCAACAGGAGATCCTGCAAGTTTTTTTATGGAATATGCGGATGCAGGGCCCGTAAGTGGTGGGCCAGAACAGCAGAAATACAAATCTACTCCCGATACAAATGAAAACATTTGTCTTGTTAAAATCCCTGGAACATGGGTTGTCATCTTGGAAATTGTTCCGGTTGAAAGATTAACGTCAATTATGACTGTTTCCTCTACAAACGGGCTTCCGTTTGCAAACGCAAAAGCAATATTATAAGCGCCAGACGATGGATTATAGGAGATTTTAGAGATTGTGGTTTGCAATATGCCTTGTGCGTTTACTCCCGTATCTGTAATTGTGGCTATCAACAACATTGTAGATGGCCAAGTGAATTTCCATAATCTATGATCGGTGGACCCATCCACAACAGAAGCAAAAGCCTCAAGAAAGTAAAACGAATCGTTGTTTGTTGGATCTTGCGTAAAACAGGCCACATTCCCGATTATCCCAAGAGGCGCAAGTGGGGCGCGTCCAACAATAGCGAGCTGACAGGGAGGCTCGTCTGTTTCTCCCCCCGTCAACACGACCCCTTTCCCGCACGACACGAAAAGCTCCACGGCGTTGCTGATGAAGAATTGTTCCCCGATCCACCCCCGGACGTAGAACTGATAGATTTTCGAGGGCTCGAGGTCGGCCGTGGTGTACTCAAAGGCGTTCGTGGAGGCAAGGAGCGCATATTCTTGGCCAGCCGGAATGTTCGATTTCCAGAAAATCTCAAAATTCGCGTTCTGTTCGGCCGTCCAGGAGAGACGGATTGCCTTCCTCCCGGAGAGCTCCGCTGACAGGACGATATTGAGCTCAACCGCCATGACGAGAGCTCCGGAAGAAGCGCGTGGTGATCTTCGCCATGGTGAAGCTGTATCTCATTTTCGAGCTGAACGTGAGGGCTACCCCCCATAAATAATTGAATTCCCTGGCGATGTAGTGAGCGATCTCCCACATGATCGTGAACTGCCGGGAAATATAAGCCAAGGTATACCAATCAATCTCCCATTCCCTTGAAACCCCTGCATATATAGACCAGAGATAGTTCCGCTCAGAAGAAACACCCGTAAGAACATAATAACTATATGATTTTTCTGTGGATACCTGGAATTCGTCGCGTAATATAAAATAACTCATGGCATGAAACCAATGGTATTGACATTCTTCATGTTATACCATATCATACTCCAATGCCGAGAATACGAGCAAAAATTGCCGAAATATTCGCGTACGTTTGTCCACGATGTCGAAAATCGTTTGAGACAAAAAAAGAAACTTCCAAGTATTGCTCTCGATCTTGCGCACTTATCTACAGAAATTCCCCCTCTCATGAGCCGGGGACCCCGGAAAAAACCCGCTTGCTGAGCAAAATATATAGGGAGAAACGAAAAGATTATTACAATAATAGACAAAGAGAATATAGAAAAAAACACATGATTAACCCTGAATGGATGGAAAAGGAGAGGCAATATAAAAGAAATTATAATAAAAATATGCGCATAAAAGCTTTTATGGCCTATGGTGGACTTATATGTTCTTGCGATCATCATGGCAAACCATGCGGTCCACATCCATTCGAGTTTCTTTCCATGGACCACATAAATGGAGAAGACATAACAGAGGGCGCAAGAGACGGCAATAAGCTCATAACATATCTCAAGAAACTCGGATATCCCCCCGGTTATCGTGTTCTCTGCCAAAACTGCAACAGTTCCCTTGGGCACTACGGCCGCTGCCCTATGTCCGACACCGAATCTCAACAACGCTGGAAAACCTCCCCCGGGAACAAAAAGGTTAGGGTGCTGAGCCAACTGTGCACGTGATTTTGCCCGAATCCGAGGCTTGCGCGGCCGCTGGCGCGACGATCCGCTTGAACCATATCCTTGCCACCCCTCCTGCCACTACGTCTCCAAGGGCCAGCCCTGCGCCCAAGGAAAGGGGCGTTGAGAAGGAAAGGCCGGTCGGCGCCGTCGTTTCGTTGACGATGCTCTGCGTCCCGGTCGAATCGTAGGCGATTTCGATGGTCGTGTCGGCCGAGGTCGTTTCCTGGGAGATGAACACCACGGCGCCGTAAGCCGTCAGCGCGGAGGCGTTCTTGAACGACAGGGCCCGGTAGTGGGTACAGCCGGCCAGGGCTTGCGCGGGAGATACGTTGTCGAACAGGTTCTCGAGGGTCGCGTCGGTGAGCTGTACGCTCGAGATCACCCCGCCGAGGGACAGGGACGGATCCGCGTTCGCCGCGCCTCCCGTCAGGTGAAACCGCAAATCTCCGCTCACAATCGCCATGGCTTCCCCCTACTGATTGATGATGACGAACCGATCCCCGGCCGTGGGGATCTCCGTGAAACCGGACGTTACGAGCATCAGCTTCGACGTTCCCCCGTAGCCGGCGATCTTTCGGGTCTGATTGATGAGGGCCCCGTCGATGAACTTCACGAAATTCGGGACGCAGTAATTATCCGTGGTCGAGGCGAGGTCGGTCTTGAAGGAGATGATCGAATTCGATCCGTCAGCCACAACAAGGCCGGTTTCCGGAACATACCCCCCGCGAATGATCGCGTCCCGAGTGGACTCGAAGCCCAGGGCCGTCCCATCAGAGGCCAAAACTACTTCGATCGCGTAAACATCATCGGTCGGAACGACGATATCCGCGGCGAAATAGGAGGTCGAGGGATCCCCGTCCGTGTACTCCGTGAGAAACGCCTTGCAATCGGTGGTGATCGGCGTCACCCAGGCAAGGCCAACGAAATCCCAAAACTCCCCGACGGCGTTCCGAAGCCTCGCGTAGATCGCCGCGTCTCCGAGCCCCGTTGTGTACCGGACGAAAGCAATCATGGCCGCTCCCTAATCGTGGAGATAGAAAACCTGAAACACCGCGCTTCGCACCGTCACGTTGCGCCCCGCGGTATTGTTCATGATATCGAACCTGAAAACCTTGTTGGCCGCGGTCGCATTCAGGTAGAGGGGGAGGGATATATTCTGGAAATTCGCCGCTCCCGTGACGGTGACACCGATCGGGTTCCCTGTTGCCGTGTTGTCGGTGACGTTGAAGGCCCGGACGAAAATATCGTCTCCGCTGGTGCCGGAAACGGCGATCGTCAAATGGCCGTGAAAATCCCCCTTGTGCAAGGCCGTGATGTTGTCGTTTGCTACGGTGAAGCCGTTCCCGTCGATCTGCACCCACAAATTGTCCGTGGCGTTGTGGATCGGATACCAGGTCGCACTTGAGCCGATCGTGATGGTGGTAGAAGAAAGCTGGAATCCCCCGGTAGAGTGCCATGTCGTTGTCTGACGGATCGGGCCAGGGAACGGGCCGCTTCCCGGCGTCAGCGGGACCGCAAAGGCGATCGCCGCACCGAAGGCAAGAATCGCAAAGATAAGAAGAAATAGGCGTTTCATCAGAACGTCCTCCGCTGCTTCCGAAATTGGTAGTTCGCCGCCGCCTCGCCGTCGTACCAGGAATACTTAATATCGACCGGAGCGCCGTTTACTTGGTAGGACCCCGGATCCATCCTCATATAGCTCACCGGACGCCGAATGGATAGATCCGCTCCGACCATGGCGAAAGACCCGGGCTCGAGAGAAAACGGGGGGTACGATTTCGGAATCCCCATGTCTTTCCCGATCATGGAGAAAGCCCCCGGGCTGGCAATAATCTTTTTATTATTCAGAAGCCGAAGCGCCACTCCGGTCATAGAGAAAGACGCCGATTCGAGCGCCAAGGTGTAATGCTGTATATTGTTTTCTTCTGCACCCCACGATCCCCAAGCGGGTTCAACCGTACGGTAATTCCTGACGATAAAATCATCTACCCAACAATCTCTCCCGGCATTTCCATCGCCGATGAACCGGAACAGATTCGCAATCACTCCGGAAAGGAAACTAATATCGGCGTTATCTTTTATCTTTGTATTGTTGTGCCATACGTCCACCCTTGGCGTGGCCCACACGAAATCATTTACTTCCATCAACTGCCAGGCGTCGGGAGTGATATTCGCCGTGGTGTCCACGAAGGACGCCCCATCGTATACATTTATATTTTCGCTGGCGTCGTACTGCAACGTCATGCGGTTGGTTCCATCCCCGTGGGTGATGCTCAGGATTGCCGCGTCCTCTTTGTAAATACGGCACCTGACGGAGATATTGTCGGACTTCGTTACAGCGCACTCCATAGCTGCCGCGGTCGCCGCACCAACAAGTTTCGCGCTCCGGGTTCCCCTGTATGCCTGTTCTGTGGATATTTCCGCTTGCCCCTGTACTTCCGTCCAGGCCCCGCCTACCTCGTTTCCGTTGGACCCCCGCTCGAAATCATCGTAGGTTATAAATGTATTCGCGCCGCTGGACACCGCCGTGGCCGCCGCGTTCCCGTAATACATATAGAACGTGGTCGCCCCGGTGCCAATGGAATCGAATTCTATCCAGACCGTAGCGAGCTGATTCGGCGTGGTGCCGGAAACGGACTCGATCCAATAGTCCAGAAGGGTTGTGCCGTCAGCCGCCGTGAACCGGAGGTCGGAGAAGTCTGTTTTTACATGGGCGGCGCAATCCACATCCTCGCCGGTCGCTCCGGAGGATTCTCCAACCAGAAGTTTCATTTGGTAATTCGTGACGGCTCCGGATGCCCTCGAGAGGGTGATCGCCTTGCGATATGTCCATCCGGTAAGAAAGGCCATTACTGAATCGTGGCCAGATTGTCGGTCATGTCGAGCGTGATCGTCTCGTCCAGGAGGACCGTCGTTGCCGATCCTCGGTCCCACCAGCCGATCAGGTTCTTCGCCGCGGCCGTGTCGTTGTAGAGGACGGCGAACTGAAATGGCCCGAAGCCCGTCGCATCGTCGGCAATGGTCCCGGTCAGAACCTTGTCGGCGCCGATCGCTAACGTCCCGAGCCCCGCCACTTGTGCCCAGGTGTTCTCCACATCGACGCCCCCGGCCGTGTACCCGTTCTTCGCCGTGATCTCCGCGGGAGTGCCAAAAACCGTGTTGCCGGCCACGGGCTGAACATTCGTTAGATATACCTTGAGGGTATCGGTATTTAGGTTATGGAGCTTGAGCCCCAGGTCCCCGACGAAGCAATCGAACTTATTGAAGGTCGCCATGGGGCCCTCCCCTAATTTCCAAAGATAACGAGCGTCCGATTGGTCGCTTGCGCTGCGCCGGCCGTGATCTTCAAGAACCGGCATGGGCTGATGTCCGGAAGTTTCAGAACCTTCCCGCCTGTCGTGGCCGCATAGGTGAAATCAACGAGCGCCGTCGCGCTGTAATTCGTGGCCATGGTGCCGAAGGCCGTTCCATCCACGGAACAGCTCAAGGCGATCGCCGCGGAGTCGATCGTCGGAACGTACAGGTACATCGTCTTTGGGACGCCGGCCCGGAGGGTGAAAGTAACCGTCGTGTTGTCGGTCACAACCCCGCCCGTGAGGACCGCCGATTGCCTGTAGGTGTCGAACCCGAAGGCCGGGACCGCGAGAACGACGAGAGCCAGAACGACAAGAGCGAGTTTTTTCATCTCCATCCCCCTATTTCCAATTTGCCGAGCGCATAACATGGCCCCCGGTTGCTTCTCGAGCTTCCCTGAATTTAAGATCATCGCGCGTGGAGATCGCCGCTTCTTTCCATTTCTTCTTGTCGCTTTCGGGGATCCCGGAAACGTACAGGCTCAAATTGTCCAAGCAGGACATGAGAAACGCCTTTTCCGCATTCTCGCTCCACCAATTCGAGTTGGGCGCCGTACCCCCCTGCGGAACAGTTGTGGAGCTCGTCAGCACGGGAAGGCGCCGGTAGTAGACCCAATCGCGGGTGTAAATGACATCGGTTAGAACATCGAAAACGAGATCATCGGCTACGCGCGCAACCCTGGAAGGGACTCCCGTATCTATCACGGAAGGTCGCTCCGAGTAGAGGACAAGGGGAGAATCCCGATCCACGAATGTATAGCGCACGTTGTCTTTGATGAGCTGGAAGAAAATCATCTCGAGGAAATCCGATGGAAGCGCCAGGGCATCCTCTCCCGCCGCTACGGTCGCCGTCGTGGGGTGGTACTCCATAGGCCGGATCCTCAGATTATCCTCGAGATCCCTCTGGCCAAACCGGATGATCGTAGGAAGAACCTTGTCGATCGAATCCTTGTTCGACCATTCGGAAATCGCTTGCGCCAGCTCCGCGTAATTCATCCCTCACCCCTTTTTCATGGTGGCGGGGGGCCCTGGCCTGGGATCCCCCCGCCCTTTCAACGCCGGATCATAGCGTCAGGTAGCTCCCCGGCGAAGCTACGGAGTACAGAAA